CGTCACGTTCTCGCCGGCGATCTACACTTCGGCAAACGCTCTCGCAACTGTCGATTCGTTCCCGCAGGCTGATGCTGCTGTTACGCTCTTGGGCGCTGCCAGCACCTACTACCCGCAGAACCTTGTTTACCACAAGGACGCGATCACTTTCGCCACCGCCGACCTTCTGCTTCCGCAGGGTGTCGATATGGCTTCGCGTCAGGTTCACAACGGCATTTCGCTCCGCGTTGTCCGTCAGTATGACATCAACAACGACCGTATGCCTTGCCGTATTGACGTTCTGTACGGTTACAACGTAATCCGCGCTCCGATGGCTTGCCGCCTCTGGGGTTAATTCTTTTAGCCCCCGGTTCGCCGGGGGCTTTATCCTCTCTTTCAGGAGTATAAAACAATGGCTCTTCCTTCCGTTGGTGGCGGTTATCAGTTCAATGATGGCAACTTGAATGAAGTCAAGCTTTCCGTTGCTGCTGCACCGGCCACTGCAACTGACAGCGCCACGCTGACTGTTGCTCAACTCACCAATGGCATCATTATCGGTACGCCGACGACGACTGCCGCTTACACGCTGCCGTTGGCAACCGATCTGGATGCTTCGCTCAGCAACGCTAAAGCTGGTTCTACGTTTGATTTCCGCGTCATCAACACGACGACAGCGGGCGTCATCACCGTGACCACCAACACCGGCTGGAGCATTGGCTCTAGCGGTTCGCAGGGTCTTATGACCATTGCGGCTACGGCGGGTACTGTGCGGTCTTTCCGTGCGCGCAAAGTTGCGGACGGTTCTTGGGCACTGTACGCCATTTCGTAAGAAAAATGGCCCCTGCTTCGGCAGGGGCCAACTTTTAAAGGTTTAATATGCCCAACATCTACCTGAAGCATCCCGATCACGGAACTAAAATTGCTTTTATGGAAGAAGAGGCTATTTTTGATGAAGAAAGCGGATGGACGCGCTATACTCCCGGCGATCCGTCCGAACCAGCAATAGCTGGCAATCAATTGGTACATAGGCGGCGGGGAAGACGGCCAGCAAACGAGGGACTAGCGACCAATGACGACAGCAGGCGATCAGATTAACGGTGCGCTGCGTCTTCTTGGCGTTTTGGCTGAAGGTGAGACGCCCTCTGCAGAAACGTCAAATGACGCGCTGACCGCGCTCAACCAAATGATTGACTCGTGGAACACGGAACGTCTGTCCGTATTCTCCACTCAAGACCAAGTATTTAGCTGGCCTCCTTACGCTAGATCGCGCACTCTTGGCCCTACAGGTGATTTTGTCGGCAATCGTCCAATCTTGTTGGATGACTCGACATATTTCAAAGACCCGACCAACGGCGTTTCGTTTGGTATTAAAATCATCAATCAGCAACAATACGACGGTATTGCCGTTAAAACGGTAACCAGTACTTATCCACAGGTAATCTGGGTAAATATGAGCTACCCAGACATCGAAATGTATGTCTATCCGGTGCCCACTAAGCTTCTGGAATGGCATTTCGTTTCTGTGGAAGAGCTGACCCAGCCGGCATTGTTGTCCACAACGCTTGCGTTCCCGCCCGGCTATCTGCGTGCTTTTCGGTACAATCTGGCTTGCGAATTAGCACCGGAGTTTGGCGTGGAACCAACGCCTACCGTGATGCGTATTGCTATGTCTTCAAAACGCAATCTGAAGCGCATCAACAATCCTGACGACATCATGTCGCTGCCTTACAGCATTGTTGGCACGCGTCAGCGGTTCAACATTTTTGCCGGTAACTACTGATGAAGTCGCCCATTCTTGGCAGTAGCTATGTGGCCCGCAGCGTCAACGCTGCGGATAACCGCATGGTTAATCTCTTTCCTGAGATCGTTCCTGAAGGTGGAAAAGAAGCCGCCTTTTTGCAACGCGCGCCGGGCTTGCGTCTTTTGACGACTGTTGGCAACGGCCCTATTCGCGGGCTCCATTCTTATGGTGGCTACTCATATATTGCTTCCGGCAACATGCTTTATAAGATGGACTCGGCATACAAAACGGTGGCGCTTGGGGCCATTGCCAATGACGGGCCCGTCTCTATGGCAGACAACGGCACGCAGCTTTTTATCGCCTGTAACGGTCCTAGTTACATTTACAACAACTCTACGTTGGTGTTCAAACAAATCACGGACGTTGATTTTCCCGGCGCGCTAACGGTTTCATATTTGGATGGATATTTCGTCTTTATCCAGCCTAACAGCCAGCGTGTTTGGGTTACGACACTGTTGGATGGCACGTCCATTGATCCGTTAGATTTTGCCAGCGCGGAAGGCGACCCAGACAATCTTGTGTCGTCTATTGTGGACCATTCTGAAGTTTGGCTGTTTGGTACAAACTCAGTCGAAGTCTGGTACAACGCCGGCAACGCTGCGTTTCCGCTTCAGCGTATCCAAGGCGCGGTCAACGAAATTGGCTGCGCGGCTACATTCTCAGTCGCCAAACTTGACAACGGTCTTTTTTGGTTGGGCGCTGACGCACGCGGTAAAGGCATTGTTTACCGCGCTCAAGGCTATACCGGTTTGCGTATCAGCACTCATGCTGTTGAATGGCAAATTCAGCAATATGAAAACATTTCTGATGCCACGGCATATACGTATCAGCAGGACGGCCACGCGTTTTATGTGCTGTCATTCCCGTCGGCTAACGCCACTTGGGTCTATGATGTGGCAACGCAAGCTTGGCATGAACGTGCCGGGTTTAGCTTAGGCCAATTCACGCGGCAACGTGCGTCTATGCAGATGTTTTTCAACGACGAAATGATCGTCGGTGACTATCAGAACGGCAAACTCTACACTTACGATTTGACTTTTTACGCTGACGACGATCAGACCCAACGGTGGCTGCGTTCATGGCGCGCAATTCCTAGCGGCCAAAACAATCTGAAACGTACGGCTAACCATAGTTTGCAACTTGATTGCGAAACGGGCGTTGGCTTGAACACGGGGCAGGGCAGCGACCCTCAAATTATGCTTCGTTGGTCAGATGACGGCGGGCATACTTGGAGCCGCGAGCATTGGGTTTCTATGGGTGCTATTGGTGCGTATGGCCGACGTGCCATTTGGCGTCGGCTTGGCATGACCCAGAAATTGCGTGACCGTGTATACGAAGTGTCTGGCACGGACCCTGTGCCGGTTTATATCATGGGCGCGCTTATCGAAATGAGCGGGACCAATGCTTAACGACACCCAAATTCCGGCCTCGCGGGTTCCGATTACGGATACGGCTACACCTTCGCGGCAATGGTTTCGGTTCTTTAGCAGTCTCTACAATTTTATCGGCTTAAGCGATGGCGCCGTTCCCCCGACAAGCGGCGGTACCGGCATTACGACCTATGAAACCGGCGACTTGTTGTACGCTTCGGCGCCAAACGTGCTGTCTAGGCTCGCGGTTCCGGGTAGCCCTTGCTATCTTGGGACTGACGCAACCAACATGCCGCAATGGATAGAAGTGGCTTACGCCGGCTATTCTGATAGTACGGGCACCAGTTGGGCGGCTGATACACCGTCTAAAGTAAATTTTGACACCATTCAGTATGAACGAAACATTACGAATGGCGGGTCTAAAGTTAACATTGAAAAAACGGGGCTTTACACCATTATTGCCACGTTTCAGTTGACAAACAATAACACCACTAACGACGACGATATTATCATTTGGCTTCGCCAAAATGGCGCCGATATTCCAAACACCTCCAGCACCATGACGGTTGTTAAAAAGCATAGCGGCATACCCGGAAGTAACCTTCTGGCCGTCAACTTTTTCCTTCAACTTACCGCTGGTGACAATTTCGAACTATACGGGTTGTCAAAGCTAGGGTATGCTCAGCTTACAACCTATGCCGAAAGCACCTCACCCGCGTATCCAGCCTCGCCCAGCGTCATTCTGACCGTGGCTCAGATCGTATAGGACCGACATGACCGCCTATAACCTTTCATCTTTTGCTGGCGCTGGGGCGCAGTTCTTTGACGATAACGGCGACCCGTTGTCGGGGGGCAAACTCTACACCTATACTGCTGGCACCACTACGCCGTTGGCGACATATACGACCAGCGCGGGCACCGTTGCTAACACCAATCCAATTATTTTGGACGCCGCAGGGCGTACCCCGAATGAAATTTGGATGCTAGTCGGGACGCTGTATAAGTTCATTGTCAAAACCTCTACCGATACGCTTATCGGCACATATGACGGTCTGCCGCCTATCAATGATCCGTACAGCATCAATGCTTTGTTGGGTAGCATTACCGGCACAAACACGATTGCAGCTACGGCTACGCCGACAATTACCGCTTACGCTGCGGGCGCAACATATAGTTTTGTTGCAGCTAACACCAATACTGCGGCGGCAACGCTCAGCATCGACGGTTTGGCAGCTAAAAGCATTACCAAAAATGGCACCGTGGCGTTGTCGGCAGGCGACATTCAAGCGGGCAAGCTGACTTGGGTGCAGTACGACGGCACAACGTTCCAGCTTCTTAATAACATTGTATATGGCGGTTCGGTTGTTAACGCTACTGTTAACAATTTGACCGCGCCAATTGCGGTGGCTGACGGTGGTACAGGGCGTAGCACACTGACCGCAAACAACGTTTTGCTTGGCAACAATATTGCTGCAATGCAGTTGATTGCACCCGGCACAAGCGGCAACGCATTGGTTAGCAATGGTACGACTTGGGCTTCAACCGTAGTTTCCGGCAAACTTCTTCGTGCGCCGCAGATTTTAACTACAGGTACCACATATACGACGCCGGCTGCTTGCGTTCGTATTGTCCTTGAAATGGTTGGCGGCGGCGGGGGCGGCGCGGGAGCTAACGCCACAGCGGGTTCCGGCGGTGGTGGCGGGGCAGGCGCGTACGCGTTCAAGACTTTTGATGTTACTGCGGCTACGGCTTACACATATGCTATCGGCGCAGCAGGCGCCGCTGGTACATCATCCGGCAGCGGCGGCGCTGGCGGTAATACCACGTTTACGGTTGGCGCGGTGACTGTCACAGCAAACGGCGGTAGCGGCGGCGTATATTCAAACACCGTTGGCGGTGCTGGCGGCGCTGGCGGCACGGCAACAGACGGTGACCTTAACGTAACCGGCGGCGGCGGCGGTAACGGCGCGTCTACGTCGGCGGCAACAGGGCCTGGCGGTGTTGGCGGCGCGTCTTTCTTTGGCGGTGGCGGTCAGTCCGTTTATAACGGAACGCCGGGCGCAGGCGCAGCTTACGGTTCAGCCGGCGCAGGCGCAAACTCCACTCGCGCAGGCGGTGCGGGCGCTGCTGGTTTGATCCGTATCTGGGAGTATAGCTAATATGAAGGCGGCGATTCTCAACGATGCTTTGGTGGTCATCAATCTGATCGTCTGGGACGAAACTTGTGTTGCGCCCGTTGGCACAACAGCCGTTATGTTACCAAACGACTATTACGTGTCGATTGGATTTGTCTACAATCCCGTTACAAACACGTTTACAGACCCAAATGCGGGGGCGTAATGCAGGACCTCACCAACGCTAACACTTTGGACAAAGTTCAGTTCAGGGAAAAAATCTTGAAAGCGCAAGATTTTATGCTGGATTTTGTAAAAGAAAAGCCGGAAGAGGACGCGTTACCGTCTTGCACGCTTACGCACACATATACGCCGATCCATGAAGAATACGGCTGCGGTACTTACGCCCGTCAAATGTTCATCCCAAAAGGGACAGTCATTATCGGTAAAATTCACAGGCATGAACATCTTAACTTCATCATGAAAGGCCGCGTGGCCGTTTCGACGGAATTTGGCCCTAAGTATTTTGAAGCGCCTTGCGTGTTCGTATCGGAAGCGGGGCTTAAGCGCGCCGTTTACGCTGAAGAAGACACTATCTGGGTGACGGTCCATACAACCAAATTTACAGGCGAAGAAAATTTGGATAAGATGGAAGCAGAACTTATCGCGCCCAGTTACGACGAAATCGGTCTGATTGCGTCTGTCGAAGAATTGCAGAGGATCGCGCCATGACTTTTGGTATTTCGGCTGTTGCGGCGGCAACTATCGGGGCAGGCGTTATTGGCGCAGGCGCGTCTATTTACAGCGCCAATAAAGCGGCAAACGCGCAAAGTAACGCAGCTAATGCCGCTATTAAAGCAGGCAATAAAGCATATGAAGATCAAAAGCTGCTTCAGGAACCATTCCGTCAAGGTGGTCTTGCGGCTGAAAATAAGCTTTTGACACTTCTTGGTATTAACCCCGGTGCCACTTCAGGGCTTAATGTTAGCGCCACGGACCCTAATTACGGGAAATATGCTGGCGACTTTAGCATGAAAGATTTTGAAGCTGATCCCGGCTATGCTTTCCGACTTGAGCAGGGCATGAAGGCGCTTCAAAATTCTGCTGCTGCCAAAGGTTTGCTGGGGTCTGGCACCACTTTGAAAGGCATCACCGACTATGGTCAGGGCGCTGCCAGCCAAGAATACACCAACGCGTTCAATCGCTATCAGACCAATCGCTCTAATCAAATTAACCCGTTGTTTAGCTTGTTGGGCGTCGGACAAAACGCGACCAATGTCGTAACCAACGCCGCTGGAGCAAACGCAGCCAATACAGGCGCGGGTCTGGTGGGCGCCGGCAACGCAACGGCGGCGGGTTACATGAACGTCGGCAATGCTGTCAATAATATGATTAATACAGGCATTAGCGCGTATAACCAGAGCAATCTGATTGACGCAATAAAAGCCAGCAAATTGTGAGGACGTAATGGTCGATTATAATTTTACGCTCCCACAGCAGCAATACGTTCAAGCGCCGGATTTGCTGAAAAACTATCTGCAAATGCAGCAAGCTCAAACTAACGCATTGCAGATGCAGCAAGCTCAACGTACGCAACAGCAGCAGAACGCGCTTGCCGAACTCATGAAAAGCGGCGTGGACATGAACTCGCCGGAGTTCCGGCAAAAAGCGTTGGCAATCGGCGGCGCTGCGGCAATGCCTTATGTAACTGCGGCAGCAACTTTAGCTAAAGAAGATGTTGCGCGGAGAGCTGAAGAAGCCCGCGCGGGTCGATACGGCGAACAAGCCAAAACTGCGCAGCTTGAGCGGCAGTTAAAAGTTGCCGAGCATTTCCGCGATCAACTTCCGGGCGTGCTGGCGTCGGCTGATCCTGCGGCTGCATGGTCTAAATGGCAAAGCGCGGCTAAGGCTGCGCTTGGCGATACGTTTTCGGCGCCTGACGTGTTCCCCGGTAAAGAAGCCGCTGAAGCTTTTATGATGAAGGCCAGCGACGCAATCAAAGCGGGTCAAGACAAGCTGCAAGTTATTGCTGGCCCCGGCGGCATACCTCTTTTTGCCAACACCAAGACCGGTACGTTTCAAGCAGGCACAGAAGCACCTCCTGCTGGCGCAGGCGTCGTTGCACCCGGCAACGCATACGCTAACCGTACTGCGGCGATTGAAGGCACCGGTAAGAACGCCAACTCGTCTGCTGTTGGCAAATTTCAGTTTATTGACGGCACGTTTGTTGACACCGCGCGTAAAGTGTTTCCTGAACTGGCGAATAAGTCGCCGTCAGAAATCTTGGCTTTGCGCGGCACGAAATTGCCAAATGGAACGCAGATCGAAGACGTGCTTGAACAGCGTCTCCGTGCGGACAACGTTGATGCGTTGACCAAAGCCGGTATTCAACCGACAGCCGGCAATACTTATCTGGCGCACTTCTTGGGTTCCGGCGGCGCAACCAAACTGCTAACGGCAGACCCAAATACGCCTGTAGCGCAAATTCTTAGTCCAGAAGCTATTGCGGCCAACGAATCCATTTTGGCGGGCAGAACTGCCGGACAAATTGCTGCGTGGGCTAACGGCAAATACAGCGGCGCAAACGCTGGCGCACCTATGATGACGATGGGGCAGTCGTTTCGTCCTGAAGGCAGCGTCGCGGGCGGTCTGAACGCTTTGGCGTTGGCTCAGCCAGGTATGGCTCCGGTAGTCGGTAACGCGTTGGCGCAAGCCGCGCAGCCCGCAGCGCAGACACAATTGACCGCACCGGCAATCAATGCGATGTCGCCGTTCCAACAGGCTCAACAGGCTGCAAACGAAAAAGCTTTGCAGCAAAAAGTTGCAGAAACGACGGCAACTGAACAGGCAAAAGCCAGTGTTAAGCGCGGCGAAGATATTGCTGTTGATTACGCCGCCGCGCGGTCAACCATTGCCACAATGGACGACGTACTTAAAGCGGTTGATGAACTGCGAAAAGTGCCTGATAAAGATAAAGACGCAATCTTGGGGCCTTTGGACGCCCGCATGCCGGTTGTGCGGCGCCCGTCGATTACCGCGCAAGCTAAACTTGACAATCTTGCAGGCCAAGTTACGGCGATGGGTAAAGCCGCCGCGTCATTGTCCGGTTCGCTGGGTAATATGGCGGTGCAAGAGTGGAAGATCGTGGCAGATCAGATTGCGTCGCTTGACCCAACGCGTCTTGACGCCAAAGAACTTAACAAACAACTTACCATTATTGAAAGTAAGGCCAAAGCGGCTGCGGCGCGCACGCGTGATGTTTATAAGCGCCAATACACTAAAGAACTTGAACAATCTGGCGACCGTTTCACATTGCCTGAAGATAGTTCATCGGCGGCTGATGCGTCGGTGGTTGATGATCTGGTAAAGAAATACGGGCGCTAACATGGCTTCAATGAACCAACTTGAAACGGCGCTGATTAACGCAGACAAAGCGGGCGACACGCAAGCTGCGACCGTTTTGGCGCAAGAAATCCAAAAGATGCGCGGCGCCGAGCCATCTGAAATCCCCGGCCAACGCGTTTTTATTCCGCGTCCATTTGAGACTATTTCAAATGTTCCGAGCAGCGCGGGTAAATTTGTTGGTGATTTGGCTGAAGCAGTATTATCGCCGGTTCAAACAGCTAAAGGATTAGCAGATTTAGCTGCTGGCGGTATGCGAGCAGGCGCAAAAACAATCCTCCCGCAAAAAGTTTTTGAGTGGATTGACGCATTAGACAATCCAGAAACAACAAAACGTATTGCCGATACGGCCAACGCAGTCGGCAAAGACTACGCAGACGCTTATGGCAGTTATGACCGGATTATCAAGACAATTGAACAAGACCCTGTGCGGGCAATGGGCGATTTGTCAATGATCCTTGGGCTTGCGGGTAAAGCCGCAAATGCTGCTCGCATGACGCAGACCGGCGAAGCCTTGTCGGGCGCCGCGCGTGTCGTGGACCCGTTGGCGCTGCCTATCGCGGGGGTAAACAAACTTGCTCAAGTAGCAGCACCTAGCATATCATCCGTGCGTAATTCTTTTTCGCCGCTATACCGCATGTTGGAACCGGCGCTGGAAGGACGCGGCGAAGAATATGCCCGCGCTTTGCTGAACCAACCGCAAGAAATCGTACCGGGCTCCCGCCGCAGCGCAGGCGAAATGATTGTGGCAAGCGGTCAGTCGGGTACACAGTTCCCCGCGCTGGAACAAAAAGTGCTTTCGCAATTCAACCCGACCCAACAGGCCGAAATTGAAGCTGCGCGCGGCAAAGCGCGTAGCGAAAGTATTGCTAAAATTTCTGACACGCCGGAAGCGCAGCAATCAGCGGTTGAAGCCCGCACAGCGGCTACCAAACCGCTATACCAACGCGCAGCAGCAAACTTGGCTGAAACTGACGAAGTGTTTGCAAAGCTGATGGAAACGCCGACAATGGAAGAGGCGTTAGGTGCGGCTTCGCGGATGGCTGCTGACCGTCAGCAGCCGTTTATGCGCGGCGAAATTAAGCCCGCTGAAACAGTTAAAAGCGGCGTTCTTGGGCCTACTGGCGAAGAACTGACGCGCGAAATTCCAGCGCAAACGGCTAAACTGTCGGGTCAAGCACTACAAGACATTAAGATTGCGCTTGATGAAGCGGTCAAGCCGCGTGCCAATGAAACTGCCGCGCAGGCCGCGCAACGTCAAGCGGCGACCGGTGTTCGCGCGCAGTATATGGAGTGGCTTGAAACGAACGCGCCTGATTTGATGAAGGCACGCGAAGTGTTTGCCGAAAAAAGCAAGCCGATTAACGTTATGGAAGTAGGTCAAGTCCTTAAAACTGCACTTGAAAGCCCGCTGGATGAAACCGCGTCGCGCGCCGGCGTATTTGCCAACGCTGTGCGAAATGCGCCTAATACGCTTAAAAAGGCAACAGGCGAAGCGCGGTTTGATCGTTTGTCCGATGTGCTTGAAACAGGCGATTTGCAGCGTGTTTCTAAAATATTGGAAGACCTTCGCACATCAAAAGAATACAAAGACCTTGCCAAAGCAGGCCGTGTTGAAGCGGAAGGTATATCGGGCGCGCAACTGCCTGCACCCAAAGGATTTCTTAACCGCGTCGCTACGGTGTCAAACCGTATTTTGGAAGCTGTTGAGGGCCGCATTAACCGCGCTGCTGCCATTAAAATTGCTGAAGCCGCGTATGATCCGCAGCGCATGGCGGCAATGATACAAGAAATCATGGGTGCGGATAAGCGCAATGCTGCCCGCGAAGCTTCGTTCCGCGCCACTGCACAGAGAGCCACCAATGCTATGCGGGGCACGGCGCCCGCTATCAACATGCTCGCAATTCAATCGCAACAGGACTGATGATGGACACGCAAAACATTATCAATCTTGGCCTTAGTTGCTTTATGGCTGGTCTGGGCTGGTTTGCCCGTCAGCTTTGGGACGCGGTCGCAGAACTGCGCCGCGATCTTCATAAAATTGAAATTGATCTGCCCACAAACTACGTTCAGAAGAACGAGTACACAGAGACGATGAAACGCATCGAAATTATGTTCGAGCGCATCTTCGACAAGCTTGACGGCAAGGCTGACAAATCATGAGCGGCACCACTGAAGACAAACAGGAAAAAATGGCCCTTGAGATGGCAGCAAACGCCAGCAAGGGTGCGTTGGTCGAAAAGATCACTTTTGCGGGTATCCCGATCCTGTTCTCATGCGTTGTTTATCTGATGAGCGCCTTGTCTGGTGCCAACAACGAAATCATCCAGCTCAAAGGCAAGATTGCTGTGGTGGTGAACGCTGACAACAAAGCGATCCCGCCTCAAGGCACGACAATCGACATGGCCCAGATCAGGGAACAGTTGAATGACAAGATCGACAAGGTAGAGCGTGACGCTGCTTTGGCTCGCGCTGCGATGACCCTTGACCGTGAAAGATCAATGTCATTGGTTGATAAGAGCCGTTTGGACATGGCTGCTGACGCTGCTCAAGCTCGCGCTGCTATTCGGTTCGATATGGAAAAGATGAGAGGCGAACTGGACAAGCGCATCCACCTTCTTGAGCAAAAGGTGAAGTGATGGACCCGATCACCTTGAAGGTGGTCCTCATTGCTTGGATGCTGGATGTGCAGGCTGCCAAGGTTATGTACTTCATGCCCATAACGGTGATGCAAGATGATGCAACGTGTCAAAGAACATTGGTCGAGCTTAAAGAGACGCACAAGCGAGGCTATGCTTACAATCTGGAAGTTCGTGGCGCGTGTATTCCGGCGAACATAGGAGGCTAATGTGGACATTCTGAAAGCCGTTGGCCCACTTCTAGGGCAAGTTGCACCGACATTAGCGACTGCTATGGGTGGTCCTTTGGCCGGTCTTGCCGTCAAAACCCTTTCCAACGTCTTGCTAGGCCATGAAGATGGTGATCAGGAGGCTGTAGCTACAGCCCTTCAAAGCGCCACGCCACAGCAGTTAGCTGATGTCAAAAAGATTGACGCGGACTTTAAGGTTCGCATGAAAGAGCTTGAGATTGATCTTGAGCGCATTTCTGCTAACGACCGTGACAGCGCCCGCAAAAGGGAAATGGAAATCAAAGATCACATGCCCAAGATATTGGCTGTCGGTATCACCGTTGGCTTCTTTGGTTGCTTGTTCTGGATGTTTGTCTATGGCGTCCCCAAGAACGGCAACGAGGCTTTGCTGTTGATGCTTGGCGCTTTGCAGACGGCTTTCACAGGCGTGATTGCCTACTATTTTGGGTCTTCATCTGGCTCAAAAGCCAAGACAGACTTGATGGTTAGCAAGGAAAAATAATATGAAAGAGAACTGGGACAGCGCTTTTGCCTTGGTGCTTAAGCATGAAGGCGGCTACGTAAATCACCCAAAAGACCCCGGCGGGATGACAAATCTTGGCGTGACCAAGCGTGCGTGGGAAGAATACGTCGATCATGACGTGACCGAATCCGAAATGCGCGCGCTGACGCCGGAGATTGTCAAACCGTTCTACAAGACAAAATACTGGGACAAGATCAGGGGCGACGAACTGCCATCTGGCGTGGATTACGCAGCTTACGATCTGGCGGTCAATTCTGGCGTTGGGCGCGCAGCCAAATATCTGCAACAGATTGCCGGCGTTCCGGCTGACGGCATCATTGGCCCCAAGTCAATGGAAGCCATTCTATCTTGCAGCCCCGAAGAAACGGTCGAAGTCCTGTGCGACATGCGGTTGGATTTTCTTAAGAAACTTCCAACTTGGGATACGTTCGGCAAAGGCTGGGGGCGCCGCGTCGAGGAAGTCAAAGCTAAAGCGACGGCTATGGCTTAGCCACGTCGTTCAGCAGCTCCTTACGTTCGCGAGCGGCGCGCAGGATCGTATACCGTTGATGCAGGCGCGTTAGAACTGTAACACGGCGACGATCCGCGCGTTCCTCGTTCAAGAGCTTAAGCACTTTCTGCTCGTCCAGCTCGTTCAGCACCTCATTCAAGTTACGCCAGTTCATGCTTTCAATTCCTCTAACGCAATGTTGGATATTGTTTTTTTATCTTGTAACGCGCCCCAGATACGCTCGTCAATAGTTTTGTTACAGATCAATAGATAGCACCATACGGGCATGGTTTGACCGCCGCGATGCAACCGGCCTAGCGTCTGTTCGTACAGCTCCAGCGACCACGGCATTGACAAAAAGATAATTTTGTTGCCGCCATACTGAAGGTTGAGTCCGTGGCCGGCTGATTTGGGGTGGATCAGCAGCATGGAGATTTGGCCTAGGTTCCAGCGGTGGATGGCGCTGGGATCGTCAATCGTTTGCGCTTTGGGAAACCGGCGCTTCAGTTCAGCCAGTTCTTCTTTGTAGTTGTAGACGACCAGCGTCGGCGCCCGTTGGTTTTCCTCCCAAATCTCTTCAAGCATGTCGAACTTGTGCGATCCAAACCAAACGGCTTCTTGCATCGTGTCGAACTTGCCGGGGGTATCGCTGACTTGCGTCTTGGTGTTGTAGACAAACCCCGACGCCATCTGTTGCAGCTTATTCGTCACCGCAGCGGCATTAGCCGCGATGACGGCGTCCGTGCCCAACTCCAGCATAAAGTCGCGTTTCATCTTCTCGTATGGCGACCGGTCAGCCATGTCGCAGCGCATTTCCATAAGGTGCAATGGGGGCAGTTTGTCCGCATAAACGCCGGGTTCCAGCACGAATGTCGCGGGTCGAATAGCGGCCATAACCTTCTCAAGCGAGCCTTTGATCGGCGCCCATTCGCCAAAATCGCGGTTAATGCAGGCAAAATACCGCTGAAGGAACGCGCCTTTAGACCGGCCTAACAAGTCTTGGTCGATGATCTTGCACTGGCCGAATACGTCTTCAAGACCGTTTGACGTAAACGATCCGGTCAAGCCCCAACGGTATTTGAATTTGTCAATCTTTTTCAGCAGCGCCTTAAAACGTTTGCCGCTAG